AACAAAGGCACTTTATACAGAAGATGTTAGAACCGAAATGGTTAACGATCTCGATAGTAACGGTGTATTTCAATGGGAAGATACGTCAGAAACAGAGTTGGCATATAATATACGGTATTTAGACGCGAATGGTATAGAAACGACACAGGAAAACGCAGTTCATATAGCGGCGTTTGTAGGGTGTACGTACCATTGCGGATAACGAATTGAAAATAACTAATTAATTTACCATTCTGGAAAATGTCAGAATGGTAGAAAGTTTTGTTTACTTACTTTCGTGATGGGAGCGTGTCCATGATTGCTAAGGCGATAACACCCGCAATAAAGAACAAAACAACATAATTACACTCCGTATCTTCTCCTCTACCAGTAGAATTTTTCCGTTTCTCCTGGACTGGGACTGATACTTCTCGTGAAGGTCTCGGCCTTTCGATAGGATCTTCGTCTAATGGACAATACCCTATCATATACTATATTTTACAAATTAATTTCGACCGATTTTTTCTTTCGACCACGTTTAGCTTTGGTCTGAGTAACTTTAACTTCACGCAATTCTCCGTCACCTCCTTCAACGTCACCTGATATTGGTGCCTCAGCAATATCCGAAATATCATCATCTTCGTCATCGTCTACGATAATTTGTTCCTGTGCTGGAATACTCGTCGTGTTCATGGGTGGTGTTGGTGGCATCATAATGTTACCCATGAGACTTGAAATGTCGAACCCAGGTCCTTGCATTTCGTGTTTACCATCACTTGAAGGTTCGGAACCTTGTTGTGATTTTGGAACCGTGTTTTGAACGGCAGACATCATATTTTGAACCAGTCCTGGATTCTGTTTAATCACATCATTCATGTTTGGCATGACTGATTTGAACATACTATTCGTCAAATGGAACATCATAGCTGAGCCTCCAAGCATCATAATCAATTTGATTTCTGGAGCGACGTGCATTTTAGTTCTATACTTGACGTATAACTCCTCAAAAACTTCATCGTAATCGTCGACATTTTCCATAACGTTTTCGGACCACCCTTCGAGTTGGATCTCGAATGGGTTATACTTCTTATTCATAAACTCAAGGCCTGTCGTACACGCGATAAGCATACGTCTCGCAAATTTAACCGATTTGTCTACATCTATACTATACGTTATTCGCTTTACTTCGTTTCTAAGTTCGTCTATAGGGGAATAGGCATTCAAACGCTTGTTCACAGTAAACCCCTTTTTTTCCAATCGCCCAAGTTTATTAACAAGATCCGCTTTCTCTTCATCAATTGTCTTAAAGCCAGGTGATGGTTTTTCTTCCTCTTCTTCCATCATGTATCCACCTCCTCCTCCACCCCCGTAGTCCATTTCGGGTTCGTCGTCGTATTCGTGATAATCAAGAGGTGCTTCCGGTGGAGGTACAGATGGTTGTGCTTGTTTATTTGGGTTCGCAAACGAATCAATATCTTCCTGGAAAATTTGTGGTTGTGGTGCTGTAAATTGTGTTTTCATTTGTGAAATTTGTTTTTTTACAGGCTGACGTCGAGGAATATCAATTTCAATTTCGTTCATCAGGGCCTGTTCGTTATCATCAAGTTTCATGACATTCGTATTTTTACGATCAAGAATAATTTCACCGTCCATTACTATTACTCTTTATATTGAAACTATTCTATTCTCTTTAACGCACTTTATAAAAAATGTTGTTTCAATATAAATGAAACTTAACGCCACCAACAGAAACACGATCAAAGCTATCGTCATCATCATCGCAGTATTGTGTGTTCTCGCAATGTTACGTACCAGCGGATACCAGGGTAAAGAGGTCGAAATCGAAACTGTCAATACGGGTTCGCTCTTCGATATCCCATCGACCGAAGAATGTTTGGGTAATGCCTACTACTCCGACAGTAAAGGTGGTGTGTGTGACGGACAAAAACTTGTTCGCGAACAAGCGAGCTATAAGATGAAGTAAAATCTCCAGTATATATAAATGGCTTTAGTGACGAGTCAATCCACTTTACCCGATTTCGAATATGAGTATCATACGATTACCGTTGACACTATAGGTCAAGCAAGTAAAAATACGTTCACGGTTCATCTTCAGCAAACGCTTGAAAATGTCGTTCAGGTAAGACTTAATGCTGCACAAATTACAACAACGGGTTCAAATGTATGTTACATATCTATAAACGAACTCAATACAAATTATACACAACGAACATCAAATATTTATGGGTACGAAGGTCAACCATCTTTATCAAAAGTAAATAATTCGTTTGGGAGTTTGATTAGTGGAAATGGTGCAGCTTCGGAGATTATTTTCAAAGACAATTACCCAGTCGTACAACAATATTCGACACCTATACGAAAAATAGATAGATTAACAATTAGTTTATTAAATCAAGACGGTATTACTATATCAGGTACCGACGATAACTTTTTTATTTTTAGATTTATATGTAAACAAAAAAATTTACCATTCCAGGGGGGTAGTAAATAACGCATATTTTTAACCTTTTCTTATTATAAATGTCATCTGGTATTGTTCAACTTATAGCAATTGGTGCTCAAGACGAATACATTATGGGCGAACCAGAAATATCTTTTTTTACGTCAACGTTTAAACGACATTCTAACTTTTCACAAGCTGTTGAAAAACAGACCATTCAGGGAGATGTGAAAGCGAATTCTATGTCATCTATTCGTTTTGATCGAACAGGTGATATGTTAGGGTATACATACCTAACAATTGATAATAATACACAGGCACTCGATATTCAAAGGTGGGACACGCTTATAGACAAAGTTGAGCTTCTCATTGGTGGTCAGGTCATAGATACACAAGATGCCATTTTCACCGAAAAAATAGCAATCGATACGTTTGCAACAAACGTATCAAAAAGTGCAAATGGTACACACCCAGGTATAAGTGCACGTTCCTATTTCTATCCATTTAGATTCTTCTTTTGTGAGGGTGCACAGTGTGCTTTACCCATAGTCGCTTTACATTACCATAACGTCGAATTACGTATACATTGGGGACCAAATGCGGGTAACTATAACTTTGAGTGTTATTCAAACTATTATTACCTCGATAACGAAGAACGTGGTAACCTTGTTTCGCGTAACCATAATTTAATTATTACCCAGGTTCAAAAAAGTATCCCATCAAATGAACTTTCTCAAGAATTGACGTTTAATCACCCAGTAAAGTATCTCGCATCTTCGGATACAACCACAGAAGGAGCATTAACATCAACCACTAATAAAATTAAAATTGAAATAAACGGTTTAGATATAGGTAATTTCAAGTGGGCGAAACCACACTTCATAGACGTTATGAACTATTACCACACAAACTTTGTTACGTCACCCGATTTTTTCTTATATTGTTTTTGCTTATCGACGAGTTCGCTCCAGCCGACAGGAACACTCAATTTTAGTCGATTAGATTCTGCAAAGGTAGTCAGTCAAACCATGATAATTAGTGATCCTATATACGCAGTCAACTACAATATACTTCGTATTGAAAATGGTATGGCTGGTCTTATCTACGCAAATTAAAATACGTACCTATATTAAATGGTTAAAAACATACCGACCATCGAGCGGTCTACCAAAATCCGGTTTGGTAAATACGCTACGGACGACCAGGGTGAAAACACGATCGTATTCAATGCTTCTAATGCAGCTATAGGTACATCGGTTCCAGGGAGTATTTACATGACACCACTTCGTCAAGAAGATGATATAACATCCAGGGATATAACCATGTTAACGTATAATACAGAAACCAAGGAAATTATAGATTCGAATGTACCTGCGGTTGATCTTTTTTCGATTAATTTACAATATGCGACGAATAATGATAACGTTACATCAAATACGGTTCGTTTTATAAATGATACGACTTCGTTTGTAACAACTGGTAATGTCGGTATACAGAATACAAGTCCTACACACGCACTCGATGTAGGTTCAAATGTTCATGTAACCAAAGATGGTGAAGTACGCGTGGGACCTTCTATTTTAATAGATTCTAGTGTAACTAATAAAATTCAAGTTTCGGGTAGAATAAATACAGATTCAATAACTGTAGACCATATTGGTTTATCTAACAATAATCCAACTATAACGGGGTTAAGTTTAGGTTCGAATACGTTTTTACAACACCCAACTGCATCCATAAACGCGTTTAGTACCACGGGTAACGTAAGTGCGGCATTTTACCATGGCGATAGTTATTTTCTTTCAAACTTGAATTTAAACAATATCGTTTTACAAGGTAATACAACCGCTTCTAGAACAGTTCAGTTTAACTATGCAAATGGTCCAGCTTTGATCACGAACGGTAATGTTGGTATACAGAATACACATGGTATACACACGTTAGATGTTGGTTCGAACTTATTCGTAGACGATAAAGGTCCAAATATATTAGTTGTGACTGGTAATACGTTCACATCGAGAAAAGTATTAATTGGGTCGAATGTTACTATAGATACTTTAGGGTCTAATGTTGTCGAAATTACGGGGAACACGTTTACTTCAAGAAAAGCTTTGATTGGTTCAAACGTTACTATAGATACATTAGGGTCTAATGTCGTTGAAGTTACGGGGAACACGTTTACCTCGAGAAAAGCTTTAGTTGGGTCTAATCTTGTCATGGATACACTAGGATCTAATGTTGTCGAAGTTACGGGGAACACGTTTACCTCGAGAAAAGCTTTGATTGGTTCGAATGTGACTATAGATACACTAGGATCTAATGCCGTCGAAGTTACGGGGAACACGTATACCTCGAGAAAAGCTTTGATTGGTTCGAATGTGACTATAGATACTTTAGGATCTAATGTTGTCGAAGTTACGGGGAACACATTTACATCGAGAAAAGCTTTGATTGGTTCGAATGTGACTATAGATACTTTAGGATCAAATGTTCTCGAAGTTACGGGGAATACGTTTACTTCGAGAAAAGCTTTGATTGGTTCGAATGTGACTATAGATACATTAGGAACAGATGTCGTTGAAGTTACGGGGAACGTAAACGTATCGAATTATACAAAAACAGACTACATTACCGTACAAAAAGACGCACACGTAAAAGGTAACCTTCTCGTCGAAGGTACGACAACAACAATTGATACAATAAATACAACTTTCGGAGATGCCGTTATAAGTCTCGCAAACAATAACACTGAAACATCGACAGATATTGGTATTATTATGAAACAACCCGATAGTAATGCAAGTCCAACGGTAACTTTTAGAGGTGTTGAAAAAGAAATGATGATAGGCTACACACTAAACAGTTCTTTAGATACCGAAATCACACCCGATTCGGCAAATGTTATAGATTTACACGTATATGGTAATGTAATAGCACAAAACAACATAACACTCACATCGGGTGAACTAACGGCAATTACATTAAATGGTAACGTTGTTGGGCATAGTGCAAATGTGATTACTTTGAATGGCAACGTTGTCGGGGATAATGTATACACAACAAATAATATAGAAACAACATCTGGATTTTTTATAGGTGACGGTGGTATTCTCTCGAACGTCACTCTTCAACAAGTTACGGATGCGGGTAATACGACATCAAATACGGTTCAGTTTACGAACGCACACACGGCGTTTACGACCGATCTTACGTCTAATGTAGGTGTTAAACTCAACCAGCTCTCTAATGTCATCATAACAGATCCAAATGATCATAAAAGTTTACTTTATATCGACGGAAATTGGATAGACGATTACATAGATTTTACTTCCATAGAAGTAAAAGCGGATGAAGATCTTTCAAAAGGTGATGTTGTTTATATAAACGATGGTTCGGGAGACACACCCGAAGTAAGAAAAGCGAATTCATCCAGTGCTTCAACCATGCCCGCTATAGGTATTGTTATGGATGGTACTATAAACGAAAACGAAAACGGACACGTCGTTACTTTTGGTACGTTTGGTATGACGTTTGACACGAATTTTCAAAAAGGTGAAATACTTTATGTGAGTAACACCACACCCGGTGGGTTAATGAATACAGTCCCGTTTAATAACACGGATAAAATACAAAACGTTGGTATAGTTGTTAAATCCGGTGAGAAAATTCTTGTTACGGGTGTTGGTCGTTCGAACGATATTCCGAACGCGGAAGAAGTTTACGCGCAGCCAACTTACGTTTACGTGAATAGCACAGGTAACGAACTCAAAAAGATACTCGCTTCAAATTTGAGTGCAAATAACCAAACTTTGGATATGGTTACGTCGTGGAGTAACTCTACTACAAACACTATCGCATCAACAAACATAACAACCGGTTTCATATCATCGGGTAACGTTCACGTTGGAAGTAATATTTTTGTTTCCGGTATAAAAGATCCTTCAGGTACCGGTATCAGTTATATACCCATGATTGAAAAGGGGACGGGTAAACTTATTCGTTCACCCGCACACGTAGATAATGACGGTACATACATTATAAACGCAGCAAATGCTGAGTTTACGGGTAACTTATCGTTTACCGGTAACACGTACGTTTTCGAGTCAAATACGGTAGTTATTAACGATCGTATCTTAGGTATTGCGAATAACAATACATCGCATACACTCGATGTTGGTATAATCATGGAACACCCGGGACATAACATTGCATTTATACACCACGGCGAACCAGAAGGAGAGGACTTACACGAACACGAAATGGTACTTGGATATACACAAAACACGGTATCGGATAATCATGTTCTTGATGACGCAAATATCATAACGTTCCGAGTTTTAGGTAATGTCATCGTACAAAACAACTTAACACTCACGTCCGGTGATTTAACGGCTATTACTGTAAACAGTAACGTCGTAGGGGATAATGTGAATGCAATTACTTTGAGTGGTAACGTCGTAGGGGATAATGTAAGTGTGATTACTTTGAGTGGTAATGTCGTAGGGGATAATGTAAGTGCGATTACTTTGAATGGTAATGTTGTTGGGGATAATGTAAATGCGATTACTTTGAATGGTAACGTTGTTGGTAATAATGTAGATGTGATTACTTTGAATGGTAATGTTGTTGGGGATAATGTGAATGCAATTACACTTTATGGTAACGTTATTGGTAATAATGTAGATGTGATTACTTTGAATGGTAACGTTGTCGGGGATAATGTAAGTGCGATTACACTTTATGGTAATGTCTCGGGTGATAATGTAAACGTGATTACCTTGAATGGTAACGTTGTTGGTAATAATGTAGATGTGATTACTTTGAATGGTAATGTCTCGGGGGATAACGTAAGTGTAATTACTTTGAATGGTAACGTTGTTGGGGATAATGTTGTTGCTACGAACATGTACGGATCAATTGAGGGTGCAAACACTATAAGTGCTTCCACTATTTATGTAGGTACAGGTACACCCGATCTCAATGGTTATGATTTACGCGTCGAAGGGGATACAGAAATTACAGGCAATTTACTCGTAGGTGGTACAACAACAACCGTAAACACACAAAATCTTATTGTTCAAGATCCAATTATTCAACTTGGCAATGCATCAGCTTCAGTAGATTCTGGTTTATTACTTGCGCGCCCAATAACTAATCCAGTGACAGGTAATGTATACGTAGGGTACGACCAAACTGAATCTGAATTTGCAATTGGGTTTACGGATAATCATGCAGGAGAATCTTCTATAACTGTAAAAGACGGGGTAAATTTTAAAATGAATGTATATGGTAACGTCGAGGCAAGTTACTTTTTTGGTGACGGTTCCCAACTTTCGGGTATACAAACGGCGACACCAACGTTAGCGAGTGTTGTCGATGAAGGTAACACAACATCCAACGTCGTCCAGTTTTCAAATGCAACAACTGGTATTGAAATAACTTCAAATATTGATTTTGTAAATAAAATAACACTTAAATCAACGAGTGGAACGAAATCGAATTTATTCGTCGTGAACGCGATAAAACTTGACCCGGCTTATGCAGCCCCTTCGAATAACGTTTTATCTTTCAACACAACAACAGGTGAAATCTACGATTCGGGAGGACAGGGTGGTTCGTCGTTCGTTAATATAACCGAAGAAGCTGCAAATGTATTGATAGGTTCGAACCTTACCATAAACACATTCGGGTCTAATGTACTCACGGTTTCGGGTAACGTTTCGGCGGATAACATTACAATTGGAGGGTTAAACGTCGCGGCATCACCTTTTGCATTAGACGATGTCGTGAGTGTTAATGCAGGTGCAAATGTAACCGCAAATGTTCTCACGTTAGGTGGCCTCGTTACATCAGGGAACGTAAATACCGGAAATGTAATTACTACAGGTGATATTACAATATCAGGTAATACCACGTCACAAAATATAAAATTAACGAATACGGATATTTCTGCAACTATCTCTTCTGGAACAATAACAATTGACGCAAAAGAAAAAACGTATGGTACAGCACCACTCGTCGTTTCAACAACTGACGTTTCAAATCTTGTATTTTCAAATTTTATAACGGGTGCACAAATTGTCGTGCCTATACTCGCGAGTGGAGGTGCCATAAACATTTCCTCCGCCATGACGAACGTCAACTTTTATGCAATGACGACCGATGTTTCAGTTACCCAAGACAAACATGCACTCATGACACTATCGAATTTATATGGAAATATTTATATGAATGCGATTGGATTTGCCTAGGTTAAAAAAATAAAACCTTAGTATAATATAAAATATGTCTGGAGGTATTGCTCAACTCGTTGCCGTAGGTGCCCAAGATGCGCATCTCGTCGGCCAACCTGAAGTTTCTTTTTTCAGGTCCAACTATAAACGTCACACAAATTTCGCCCAAACTGTTGAAAAACAGGTTATCCAGGGCAACCCATCCTCGAACGGTATGTCGACCGTCAGGTTTGAAAGAAAAGGTGATATGGTCGGATATGTCTACATCACTAATAGAAGTGGTGACCAAACTAACTGGGACGCTAGAATTTCCAAGGTTGAACTTCTCATTGGTGGACAAGTCATTGATGAACAAGATTATGAGTTTTCTGCGACTCTCGCACCAACTGTTATGAA